TTATGCGGCCTCCTCTTCGCCTTCGTTGAAGCGGCGAATGGCTTCCGCAAGCGCAGCCTTCATGGCGTCGATTCGGGCGCGCATAGCTGACCGCTCCTTGTCCATGCCTTCCAACGGGTAAAGATTAACCTCTTGCCGAACATGACGCTCAACATCATGCACAATCATGTCAATCAAAGACTGCGGCAGCCCGCTTTTATACACAAGATCGCACATATCCAGCATGTCGCCGTATTCCTGTCGCTCCTCGGGCAGCGACTGAATATGCGCGATTGCATACACAAGCGCCTTTGCGACGATGTAACCATCGCGGCCCGTGACGCTTGCCGCCTCGGTGGTGGTCGTGATATTGCTGTTCGACATGATGAAAACTCCATTCATCGGGGTTGAAGTCTTTCGACAGGGGCGGCACCACGGCCTAGGAAACTGCGGATTGCGCCGCCCCTGTCGTTCTCATCAGGCTTGTTCAGCCCGTCACCTTCCATTGCGGGAAGGTTATGCGAACCTGCTTCTGTAGCTGGTCCAGCATCTTGTTAAGGCGCGTAGCCTCTTGCAGCGCCGCCTTCTTGGCCTCGGGGTCGCTTAGGTCGCGTTCCTCTAGCTCTTTAAGGCGCTGTTTAATCTCATCTTTCTTGTATTCGTTGATCCAACTGGCAAGGTCTTGGGCTGCGGTGATGAGACAACCGGCGATCACCTCGGCCCGGCCTAGCGAGTTCTGCGCATGTTCGTGGAAGTCCTCCCCCTCTGGTAGATCACCACGCTTATAGGCTTGGGGTCCGGCATCGTCCTTAAAAACTGGCGTCTCTATCCCGGCCAGCCCCAGCGCAATGTCGTAGTCGGACCCGAACCACCATTCTTCAAAGAACTGGTGAAACGGTGTCTGAAAGATGCCCGGCCCGGCGGCTTCCGGCATCTTGAGCTCCTGTTGCTTCTTCTCCTTCTGACGTTGCCGCCAGCGTCGTTGCGCTTCTGCATTCGCGTTACTCATGCGCGATCTCCCTTCTGCGCCATTACTATTACTTTGTAGATAGTAATGCAAGCGGCAAATGATGCGCGATCTTCACGGAAGCGTGATCCTGTTTTCGGCGCCGCGCCAGTGAGAAGCCAGCCGCGCCGTCTCGGGGTTTTCGGAGTATGCCGGGCACTAGCCGAGTGATCCCAGCGCCTTTGGTGGCCTGTTGGCAGCCACCGGGTGCGCCAGCCCTATCTCTGTTTAAGCAGGTTCGGGCGGCGTGGAGCCACCGGGCGTTGCTTCGCGGCCTGCGGAACCGCCAACAAGGTCGATGGCATGCCGGAACAAGCCCTGACTGCCGCCTGAATTATCCATCTCGGATGCGATGTTGATACCGCCCGAGATCATGGAACCGCCGACGATCACCTCGCCATAGGCGATGGGCACGATGCCGCCCTCGCGGGTGTTCGAGACCGGGCCAGTCATTGTGAAGGATTGCGAATTGTCGCCTGCCTCAATCTCGGGTGCCAACATACTGGCAACGCCGGTCAGCAACATGGACGTGCCGAGGGTGCCGGCAAGCCCGCCCCAAGTAGCGCCACCGACGGCACCAGCGGCTCCGCTCCACACGGCGACATTCAGGCCGGGCACCATGGAAAGACCAATGAGTGCGATGCCGGCGATGATCTTGCCAAGCCCGCCACGCTTGCGCCCCTGGGTGGCCGGAACGATATGAACGTCATTCCGACCGAGGTTGAAGCCAAGTTCGGTTTCGCCAAGCGCAACGCCGTTGCTGATGTTCTTGCCGAGGATCACGCGATAGAAGCCGTCGCGGATCGCGTTGGCGAAGCGGGGGAAGTTCGCCCGTAGGGCGCAGACAACATCCGTGATGCTGTCCACGTCGAACAGATGCTTGCGGCCAAACTCCTTGCCAAGCGCGCCGTGCAGGTAAACGGATCGCATCATCAGGCGGCATCCTCGAAAGCAGATTCGTCCATGTCAAAATAGCCGGGCGGGGGTTCATCGCTCTGGATGCTTTCCGGCCAGATGTTCAATTCAAACATAAGCCATTCATCCGCCTTCACCTCGGCCAGCGAAACAAGGCAAGGTTCGTTCCGCTCCAGCGGGTGCAGGAAAGATGCGGCGGCACCAGCGCGCATGCCTTCCCAAAGGCTATCCGGGATATAAACAGGATGTTCGTTTCTCATTCTCTTGGCTTTCTGGTCGAGGTGATCCCCGGCCCAAAATGTGAGCAAAGGGCCGGGGGTTGTTCCGGGCGTTTATGGTGTGGTGCCTTTGGGATTGCCCGGAACGGGTAAGAATCTGGCATGACCGATTCCGGCCTGCAAGAGTCCGAAGGCGCAATTTCGAAGAATATTGAGTCGCATATACTGACTCACTATTTGCCTAGATAGGCAGATGCCTATCTAGGCATTCATCGGCCGAATCCATTGCGGCAATGAGTATTGCGGCGATCTCATCAGCCCCATATGGGGCTGGTGTGGTGACAGGCTTTTTCGCCGATAAATCTTTGATTTTTCTATGGAAAGCGGAACGCTCCATACCCGCAAACCGGGCTGTTTTGCTGACGTTGCCGTTAAAGCGGCTTAGCTGTATCCCTAGATACTGCCGTTCAAACTCCCGTCGAGCATCCCGCAACGGCAAAGCGCCAATATCAATTCTGATTTCCATTCCCTACTTCCGCATGGTGTAAATACCGGACAATAGTCCTTGTCGTATTTATACCCTGGGTTTCGGAACCTGTCTCATGGGAAAATAGAAGCCCGCAAGCAGTGACGAGTTGCTTGCGGGCTTCCGTGTGAAGTGGTTGGATGCCTTTTCACATACCTACTTATATAGCGACAACCGGAATATGTCGCAAGTGGAATGAGGATTTTTCGCTGGATTATTTCCCGCACTCGCCGCCTGCGGCGGCTCCCTGCCGCGCTCGCTATCGCTCGCTTGCCACATCCCTGCGCGGGCTACGCCCGCTCGGGTTGTTCAGTCAGTGAATCATTTAACCGGAACACACTTAACGAGGTAACGTAGTAATCTTTGATGCTCCCCTTTCCGGAGATGATTATTCCCCCTGATGGATAAAGACCATTAACAACCAGAGGATAAACCTCTGGTGATCTCTATCCATCAGGGGGAATGCAATCGAAGTTCTTTCCGTCGAAGTGTTGAACCGAACCTGCTTGTCAAGGCGACCGGGCGGCATCCGTTGTCCCGGCGATATTCGGCGCATTCAGCCTTTCGGCTATGCGGTTGCAGCCCTCGGGCTGCGCGACGTGGGCGGCTCAACTACAACCAAACCCACATCTAGCGGTTGTCACACACGGGGACAGAGCCGCTATCTTTTCGGTGCTATCTGGCGATGCCGGGAAGCAACCTCCCTTGTGCGTCCGGCATTCTCTGCCGGGGTGCGATCAAGGGCGATCTAACCTGCGGATTCCTAGCTAATCCGTCTCCGCGCACCGTCTCGTTTTCGGCTTTCTGCGGGTTCTGTGCCAAGGCTAGGGGCGAACAAGGTTAGGCATGACTGGCCTATCCGAGTGTCAGAGCCTCGCGGGGTAGGGTCTGCGACAAGACGCTCGCCTAGCACTCGTTCACGAGATGACTTGTCAGCGAAGATAGCAGATTGTTGCGCGGTTGCAATGGGGTGAAGCGAAGATGCATCACCGTCGCAACATTCCGCCGGGGCGCATGCTCCTGACCAGTTCATCTTGGATCAGGCCACGCATGGCGCGTTCGGTCTGTTCCGACACCTGCCGAGCCAGATCGGCATTGGCCTCTGGGGTGCCGCCGGTCGCATTGACGTTCACCACCGGCGCAAGGCTGATGTTCTGCACCACCGCAGAGCCGCGCAGAGACTCACCAGCGGCCCGGTTAAGTTTCCGGCTGCCACCCACCAGCCCGCCGCGACTATAGCCCGCAGCGCCCGATTTAGCGGCCTGGTGCATGGCATCCAGATTGCTGGCACCGATGCGCTTCACGCTTTCGGCGCTGAAAACAAACTCGCCGCGATGGACCACGCCCGCCGGTTCATGCTTCCCGCCAGCGCCAGTGAAACCGCCCTCGCTGAAACCAGCACCACCAAGCGCGCCACCAATGGCACCGATGATCCCCGATCCGGGCGCACCGGACTGCCCGAACGAAAGCAGCAGCTTCAAAACCCGACTTTGCAGCAGTTCGGCGGCAAGGTTGCGCAGGGCGTTCCCGAACGCCTCGCTTCCCTTCATGCCGGCGCTGAAAAGATCAGCCAGGGCGTTTGCGCCCTTCTCGGTCTTGCTGTCAGCGTCCTGCACCTGTTGCGCGGCTTGCTCGGCCTTCTGGCCCGCGTTGACATAGCCGCGCGCAAGCTGGTCAATCTGCGCCTCTAGCTCGGGCGTGATCTGCTTGCCTGCCTCTTGGGCGGCAACCAGCAGGCGGGCCTTTGCGGCTGCGTATTCCGTGGCATCGCCAAGGCGTTCGTTGGAAACCGCCAGCGTTGCCAGCACCGATGCCTCGGTTTGCAGGGCAAGGGTGCGATCCTTGATCGCCTGCGCCTCGCGGGCAAATTCGTCCAGCTTCTCGACACCACCAGCACCGCCGCCAGACTTGCCGCCACCCGAGGAACGCCCGGCCCGATCGGCAGCAGCACGGGCGGCATCGGCATCTAGGACGGCTTGGGCGGCTTCCGCGATCTGCGCATCGGTCAGGGTCGCGCCTGCCTCGGCGGCACGTTTCCGCACGGCCTCTTTCTCGCGTTCCAGCTTCACGCCCTCGCTGGTCAGGGCGTTGCGGGCGGCTTCCGAGGCGTTGAAACGCTCGTTCGCCTCGCGCATGGCGTTCAGGCTGTCCATGCTGGACTGTTGCGCTGCATGTTGCTGGCGCATGGCCTCAAGGCGTTTCGTGCCGGGGTCGATCTGCGCAGCCCTCGCCAGTTCACCCACCAGCGCCGATGCCTGCGCCGTGACGCTGGCAATAACGCCGCCAAGGCGTCCAAGCTGCGACGTTACATTGCTGAACCGCGCCCGGTCCACGTCCGCCAAGCTGGCGAAAGCCGCATCGGCTTCCTTCTGGATTTCGCCCAGCTTGGCGGCGAAGTCCTCGCCGGTAATCTCGCCCTCGCGAAACTGCCGGGCAAGTTCCATCATCTCTGCCGAGGCGTTGCGCAACTGGTCGGCGGCGGCATCATAGCCCCAGCTATCCAATTGCCCGATGGCCCCGCGCATGGCGTTGCCTGCCGTGGCGGCTTCCTCGGCCAAGCGCTGATACGCCCCGTCAAGCTGGCGCAGGCTATCGGCTTGCACGTCCACCGCGTCCCGGTTCTTGGCAAGCTCGTCATAAAGCTCATTGCCGAGGATGGCCCGGCCCTCGGCCTCGTTGTTAAAGATGCCGTCCAGCCGGTCGCGGAAGTCGGTCAGTTCCACCGCAGCATCGGCAATGGCGATCACCGCGCGCTTGCCGAAAGATTCGACGCGCGCGGTCAGTTCCCCGAATCTGCGGTCGATCTCGGCGGCCTTGTCGATCATTTCCGAATCCAGCACCGCACCCACGTCATGGGCGCGCTGAATGGTTTCGTTCAATGCGGCCTCGCCTTGACCGATCAGGATGCCAAGCTGTTCGCCACCGGCACCGCCAAAGATTTCTTCCAGCAGGAAGGACCGCCCGGCTTGGTCGAAGTTTTTCAGCTTGCCGAGGATCTCGGTCATAAGGGCCGAGGGGTCTTTCAGCTTGGCTTCCAGTTCCTCGGCAGAATAGCCCAGCTTCTTGAACGCCTCGGCACCCGCACCCGTGCCATTAAGGAAAAACTCGCCCGCCCGCAGGTGCATTTCCTTGAAACCATCGGTCAGGGCGTCCACGCTGATCCGGTTCTGGTCGGCCAGGTATTTCCATTCCTGAAAGACGGTCGTGGAAACGCCCGCGCGGCTGGCCTCGTTTTTCAGGTTCGCGGTTTCCTTGGTGATCCGCGAAACGCTGGTGGCAATTTGATCCAGCCCGCCCAGAGCGATACCACCGGCCACGCCACCAAGGAAAGCGCCGCCGATGCCTTTCAGCGATGCCGGAATGCCGTTGAAGGCTTTGCCGATCCTGCCGCCGATGCCCTCATATTCCGAGGCGATCTTTCTGGCGTTCTGCCGGGCGATTTGCTCCATGCGCTGCGATGCGCGCTGTTGCTGGACAATGGCCCGGTTAAAGTCCTTCTCCCATTTGGCGACATTCGCCTCTAGCTTGACCAGCAGGCCGGTTTCATCAAGTGCCATGGTTCAATCCTTACTCGTTATGCGACCAGCAGGCCGAGAATATCGTCGCGGCTGTAAAGCCCGCCTTGTTCTTGGGCAGCGGTCGCGCGCTGGATCGCCATCGCAGAGGCTACAGCAGCGTCAATGCGGCCATTGCTGCGTTGCTTGTGCATCTTGACAATACCACTTTGCGGCGCGACTGACACAGCCACGTTATCAAAGTGACTACGTAATACCGGGTCGCCGTTGTGTCTTATCAACTCACCATTGATCGCTTTAACCAAGGCACCGATTGCCGGTGACATGAGAATATCTCTCTGGATAAAGCTAAAATACGGAAAGCCGTCATCAAATAGATTTTGGGCGATCCTATCCGCGTGTTTTGGGTCCGCCGCGATTTCCTGCACGTCATAGGTTGCGCAAAGCTCGCGGATATAGTCCTCCACCTGCTTCTCGTCCACGATACCGCGCGGACAAACCTCGATCAGGCCAGCATCTGCCCATTCCTGATAAGGCGCGCGGTCCTTCTCGCCCTTGGCCTTCAGATCGGCGGCAGGCACAAAGCAGCGGTTGCGCAAGGTGATCTGCCCATCATCATGCCGGAAGGCGATGGAAACGGATGACAGGTCGCCGGTCTGCGACATATCCACGCCGATATAGGCCGGAAGCTGTTCAAGGTCGGCCTCGTCGTCGTCCAGCTTGCGCTGGTCGTATACCGCCAGATCAAAGAGCGGATCGCGGCTGTTCCCCTGCCATTTGTTCAGGTGGTATTGCTGGAACGCATAACCGGCAGCGGGCAGGTTCTGCGCCCGCCGCGCCTTGTTGCGCAGGTCTTTCAGGTCTTGGAAGCCATCGGCAAGGCCGGGGTTGCAGCGATGCCAGACCTTTTCATCGGTCCAGTCGTCTCCTTCCTGCATCTCGAACATGATCGGCAGCAAGGACGGGTCCGAGATTTCCCCGGTCGCCACCGCGCGCGCATAGGCATACTGATCGGCGGCAAAGCCGGTGGCACCGCGCCCGGCGGTGGTCGCCGTGACCATCAGGCCATTGCGGCCTTTCGAGATACCGGATTCCAGCACCTCCCACATTTCCGCGCCCGCAGCTTCCTGCCAAGCGTGGATCTCATCCGCCAGGACGAAACTTGGCGTTGTGCCGTTCTGGCGCGAACCATCCGAGGAAACCACTTCCAGCTTGGACTCATAGCCCCGGATCAGGCTTTCAATCTCACGCGCAGCATTGCGCTGGTTGATAACCTTGGTCGCGCGCACCAGCCGCCGATCAAGACTGACCATCTCGCGCGCTTCCTTGAAGGCGATGGACGCCTGCCGCTTGTCACCGGCAGCAAAGACGATTTCCCCGCCCGGCACCTTTTCGGGGCCGACCAAGTGCAACAACGCCAGAGCCGCCGATAGCGTGGTCTTGCGGTTGCCGCGCGGAATGTAGAAGAAAACCCGCGTGACGATGCGGTCGCCATCGGCATCGCGCGGCCCATAGATCGCCCGGATAATGCGCTCCTGCCACGGGTAGAGGGTGAAGGCGCGGCCCGGTGCGGTGCTTTTGATATGGCGCAACGCCCGCAGGAATTGAACGGCCCGCTCACCATGCCCGAGAGGGTCGGGAATCGGGCTGTTATCATAGACCCATGCGGGGAAGCTGGATTTCTTCGCCATCAGATCGCCAAGGGGTTCGGGCTGGTGTCGTCGTCGGCATCAGCGCCAGCACCCATCCGGGCGCGGCTGGTCGGGGTCAGGCCATATTCGGCGGCAAACTGGCGGGCGGTCTGCATGTAGCGGATTTGCAGGCCACCCATCCGCAGATCGGGCAGGCCACCGGCCAGCGTCATCGCCTCACCGATCTGCCGGGCGGCACCAGCGGCGACGCAATAGGCTTCCACGCCGGTAAGGTCGGCCTTGGTGATCACGCCACGCGCGACCAGCAGCGGCAGGACGCGCCGCCATTCGGCCTTGGCATGGGCAGACAGATAGGCCGGTGCAGGCGGGGCTTTGGTCAGGGCCTCGGCATCACGGCCAAGGGCAGGTTTCACGCCGCGCAGGTGCTTGCTCATGCCGCGATCACCCGGATTTCCAAGCCCTTCCTGCGCCCGATCTCGGCCAGCCCGACGATATTGTAAGCCTTGCCGTCCATCACCAGCCGGTCGGCGGTGGTGATCTGCACCAGCGGATAGCGGATCAGGAACACCGCCTTGCGATTGTCCATCTCGCCGGTGCCGGTCAGAAACTCGGTGGTGCTGGCCTCTTTCAGTTCGGCCCGCGTGGTCAGGATCGGCAGCCAGCTTTCCCGCCCGATGCCATAATCATCCACCAGCACATGCGCGCGCTCGATCTGAATGCGGTGCTGTAGTTTCCCGGCGCGCATTAGCCGGCCCTCCAATACAGGACCGCCCGCAGGCCGATCACCGCATGGGCGAAGGAATATGCCGGATCAGGATCGGGCACCCATGCCATGGCCGGGCGTTCCCATTGCTCTATCGTGCAGCCCTCGGCGCGGGGTGCGTCCATCAGCGCCAGCATGGCCGCGCTGGTGATCTGGTGCGCAATGTCCGACCGCCCGGCATCAGTCCAGACGTGCAGCTTCATGGACACCTCGGACACGACATAGCCGCCCGATGCCCAGCCGAGAATATCCACCTGCGCAGGGGCCATGATGATAACCGGCGCGTCCTCGGGCCGGGCGATCCCGGCCCGGATGCGCTCGGGCGTGACGTGCTCGGCCACGCCGGGCGTTGCGACCAGCGCCAGCTTGACCGCGCGTTGCAGTTCCATGTCGGGCGTCATTGGCTGGCCTCGCGGAAGGCTTTGCGCATGGCGCGGTTAATGCGCTGTTCGAGGCGGCGGCGGTTCAGCCGCCATGCCGGATTGAAGAACGGCGCAGCAGGCATGGTGCCAGTGGTGGTGCCGTCCTTGTGCATCCGGGGCGCGGTGCCGCCCTCGACAAGATGCGCATGGCGGGCATCGGTATCGCCCGCCGTCACCAGCACCTCGAACGGGCCTGCCGTGCGCTGCCCGCCATCGGTGGAATGGGGCGGGGTGGCCTCGCCGGGGCCGGTGACATGAATGCTCTCGATCAGGTCGCCCGTGCGCCGGCTGGATTCAGCAAGGGCGCGCGCATCATCCGCGACGACATGGCCGGCCTTCACCAGTTCGGCGCGCAGTTCGGCGGCAACGTGATCCTTGATCGCCGCCAGCTTCCGCGCCAGTTCCTCGGAACCCGTCACCAGCTTAGCCATTGGTGCTGGCCTCCACCTCGGGCACATAGCCGACAACCTGCCGCTTGATACCGGACAGCAGATCGGTGACGCCGAAAGGAAGCTGATACGCAGAGGCAAAGGTGACGGCCTCGCGGGCCTCATACTGATGCGCGATCAGCATCAAGGCGGCTTGCAGCATCAGCGGATTGTCGGCGTCGAAAGGCAGGCCGGTATAGGATGCAACCCACGCCTCGGCCACGTTGCCGTAGTGGGTCAAGATCGCATCATCGGCGGTTTCATCCGGCAGGAAGTTCAGGTGCGCCCTCACAAGGGCGGAAGGCAGGGGCATTGGACACTCGCAACTCTCATAACTAGAGGTTACGTTATCACATCACAATCATAACGAAAAGTTATATTCGGCCTGTCTTGCGCGTGCCTCCCCCCGCCGGTTCCCAGGATAGGACGAAAGTTCTGAGCTACCCCCGGCAGTGTTCGTCTCTTGACAACATTTGCCGCCATAAACATCCTTCAGTAAAGCAAGTAGGCACCCCCCTTTGGAGGATGAAATGGCAATTCAGCGTGGCTTAATGATTTCTCCCGTAAGTTTCTACAGAACGCCAGACAGCTTTGGTTTGACAACCCCTAGTGAATATTGGTTTATGGAAGCCCTTCCTTGCACGCTTCTTTATTGGGATAAGCTCTATACACCTTTGTCGTTGCAGGGTCATGCTCCAGACTACGATTCAGTGGTAAATAGTCTTGTCGTATTGGGCGCTGCTGAAACGAAAAATCTTTATGTGGATGAAAACCAATGCCAAGACTATATTGTAAGTGTATACAATTCCTATCGAAATTCATTAGGCGCCCTACGCTCGCGGCAAGGAGAAATTTGGTCGGTAATGCACCTTGACCCGGAATGGGGTGATGATCTTGCTGAATACGCAAAACGCTTCCTGCCGCCATCTCGAAATCATGCAGTCTCACTTGAAGTTGAACTTAAGAATTCACTACCTGTCCCAAGCAGGGATGTCCCCTATGAAGAGATATTGGAGTTCAAACATCAGCGCCGCGACAACCTAGCAAGGTTGCACTCGGAAATAAGTGGCATTTCTGCAAGGTATGCCAATAATTATGATAACCATACAGCCGTCGCGCTGGCATTTTCTGATCTGAATGGTGCCATTGATGAGATGCGCCGCGTTTTTGACGAGAAGTGGACTTCACGAACGTTCAAAAGGTTAACTTCCGCCTTTGTGCTAGATGGCATCGTTCCTGCGGGACTCCTAGTGGCGCTGGACACCCCTGTTGACAAAGCATTTCTTGCTGGACTAGGCGCCACGATAATTAAATCAGTGATTCCCGAATCAGACGCCTCAAAAAATGGCAGAAATCCTTATGCCTACGCGTTAGAGGCTGAAAAACTATAACTTGCAGGGAATTTCCTGCCTCTGCTTCACTCGGCTGTGGCAGGACGTGCATAGCGCCTGCCAGTTGTTCCAGTTCCAGAACAGCGCCTGATCGCCCCTGTGGGGCTTGATGTGGTCCACAAGGGTCGCATCGGCACCGCACATGGCGCAGCAGGGATGAAGGCGCAGGAACTCGGCCCGTGCCTTCTCCCATTCCCTTGTATAACCGCGCTGACGGCTGTTCGGGCGGGTGCGGTCGTATCGGCGCTTGCGTTCAAGCTGACGGGCTTGCTGGCAGGCGCAGAGAACGCCATGGGGCACGATAGCACCGCAACTACACAACCTTGGCGGCTTAGGCACCGTGGCGGGCTTTCAGGGCGCGCAGCCCGCGGCGGTCAAAATCAGGATCAAGGCCGGCCTCTATGTTAGCTTGGCGCTGGTCTTGGCTCATCTGGTGCTTGGGCTGGTGGTCGGTATTGCTAGCAGTTTCCATGGCTTCCAGCCGTTCGAGACGGGCGTGTAGGATCGCCTCAATCTCTGCCGGTGAAGCCTGCCAGACCTCTGACGGGGACCATTCGAGAATCGTAGTCCCGAACTTGAAAAGCTCGGTCAGATACTCGCGCAGGGGGATCGGCTTGGCGGTGGTGCTGGTGGCGGGTGCTTCCTCGGGTTCGGGCAGCAGGTTCCGCAGCAGATCAAGGCAAGCCGCTTGCGCATGACCGAGGAAGGGCGCAAGCGGCTCTTGGGCCGCAGCCGTCAACAGGAAACCGGCTGCGGCCCGATCCGTGGCGGTGGCGAGCAACACCGCACGGATTCCGGTATAGGTCTGGCGCATGACGGAATCCCATGCGCCGGGAATGCCGCCCGGAAGGTTGTCCAGGGCGACAGCAGCCCGCAGGGACGCCCGCAGCGTCACGGCATGGTTGCCGTGGCGCAGGGTTGTTTCATATGCGGGCTGCAAGGCCACGGGGTTATGCCGCCACGCGCAGCTTCACAAAGCGGTCGGCATGGGTCAGGTCAGCACCCACGCGCTTGCGGGCGATAAACCGGACCTGGCCTTTCGTGCCCAGCGTGTAGGGATCGCGCAGAATCGACAGGTCCACCCGGTCAAAGATGCGATAACCAGACATATCGCCGAACATGATAGGTGCGGTGCCAGCCGCCACGTTGTCCATGTCGGGCATTTCCACAATGGGATTGCCCAGCAGGCGCAAAACGCCGCCATCTTTCGGATCGGTGACAAGATACTGTCCCTGCGCATCCTTGAACTTGCGGATGGTCGCCAGCGTGTTGCGGTTCATCAGCCAGACCGCGCTGCGGGCGTGGAAGGACGGAATGGCGTGCTGCATGGTAATCAGCACATCCATAGGATTGCTGGCCGGGAAGTTCGCGGCCACGCCGGTCTTGACCTCGGCAATGCCGGTGGCGGTCATCAGGCCGCGCGGCTGGCCGGTGCCGGTGCCTTTGACAAAGGCCAGCCCTTCCACCTTGGCGAAGCCCTCGGCCAGTTCGCGATTCATCACGGATTCCAGATCATAGGCATTATCTTCCAGCACCTTGTTGCTGGCGACATAGAAGCTGGAAAGCTCATGGTTCGCGATCTTGACCTGACCAAAGGTCGGTTCGCTGGCGGTCATGTCGTCGCCTTCCTCGGTCCAGAACGCATTCACGCCCGACAGCAGGGTCGGGAAAGTGATTTCCGAGCCGGTGACGGTCTGGACGCTGGCATATTGGCGCAGCGGCGACATTTCGGTCAGCAGCTTCAGGATTTCCGAACCGAACTCGGGCGGGACCAAATAGCCGCCATTGGCGTTATTGGCGACGGCCAGCGCCTTCACCTCGGTTGCTTCCATGCGGGCCTCGCCGCCGCGCAGGTAGCTGGCGAACGCCTTTTTCTCGGCAGTCTCGCCCTGGACGATGGCCGGCGCACCGGGGCGGTTCGCCTTGGCTTCCAGCTTGTCGAGGCGCGACAGCACCGCGTTCAGCGCCTTGGTGTCGATCTGGGCGGCATCGTTGGCCGGGGTTTGCGCTTTGACCTCTTGGGCCTGTTCTTCGTTTTCCATAACAATTTCCTCATTAACGGGATGCGGGGTGCCACCTTTGACAGACTGAATGCGCGCGTCCGGGTGGCACGGGACCGCGACAACTGAAATTTCGTGCAGGGCCAGAGCCTTGATGGTGCGGCCCTTGGCGTGACGGGTGGCGTTTTTGGTAACGAAACCGATGGACAGGCCAGAGACAGCGCCGGCCCGGATCATGGCGCGGACCTCGCGGGCGCGTTCCACGTCATCGACCAGCAAGCGGCCCTTGACGTTCAAGCCCTCGGGGGTCTCGGTGATGGAATCCCAAACGCCGATAACCTGCCCTTGGTCATGGGCGAACAGCATGGGCAGGGCCTCGGGCTGGTCGAATGCGCCTTTCTCGATCACATCGCCAACGCGATCCGGGGTGCCAAACGGCCACGCGATCCCGGTAATCTCGCCGGCCTCGGTGGCGGTAAGCTGGGCCTTTACCTCGATCCGATCAGCCATCGGCTTGCACCTCATCAGCACCCAGCCAGCGGGCGGCTAGGATCGCGGTGGCGAGCGGCAGCACCTCGGCAACCGGGCGATTGCGGGCATAGGTGCTGACCAGCCGGTCGGCTTCCTCGGGGCGGGTGCCGCCGCCGATCAGGCCAAGGCGGATCACCTCGGCCAGATCGGCCAGCTTGAACGCTTGGCCCAAGAGACGCTGATACAGGACGCCAATGCCGGTTTCGGTCTTGGCTTCCAGTTCCGTCACCATGTCGTCGGACAGGGTGAAAGGGCGTTCCTTGTCGCCAAAGAAAGCGGTTGCGGTGATCATGCGTTGAAATTTTCCTCTTTGGGTGCGGGCGTGGTCGTTCCGCCCGAGGTGGTGAAGGGGTTTGCCAGTTCGTCGCCGCCTTCCATCGGCGGCAGGTTCAGGCCGGCTCGGACCTCGTTCGGGGTCATGGCGCGCATGGCGACGTATTGCGAATACGCGGTGGCCTGCGCCGCGAAGTCCACCGCCAGCAGGTCTTTGGTCTCGGCCTCGATATACATAGCCTTGCGATCCTCGGGGGACAGCAGGACGCGGGCATAGGCGGAAGCCCAGCGTTTCAGCCACGGGCGAAGGGTTAGGGTTAGGAATTGCTGGCCCATCTGTTCCGTATTGGACCAAGTTCCGCGCGACAGTTCAAAAAGCATGGTCGGCGGGATGCGGAAGGCACGGGCAATCTCGCGGATTTGCTCAATCCGGTTCGTGTAGAACTCGGCATCCGTGTTGCTGGTGGCAAGCGGGTAGTATTGAAAACCCCGATCCAGAATCGCGGTGCGGCCAGCGTTTTCACCGGTATTAACTTCGTTCCACCGCTTGATCATGTTTTCAAGTTCAGCGGTGGCATTGTTACCGCTTAGCTTTTCGGTGGTCGCCAGATAACCGCTCGGACGCCCGGAACGGCTATACCAGTTCGCAAGGTGCTGTTCCGCTGCCAACGCAAGGCCAATGGCTTCCTTGGCATGGGTGATCGGGCTAACGCCATCCAAGGTGCTGATATGCAGCACCTCGGTATAGGGCAGCACGGTATCGCCGCCGCCTTTCAGGCGGATGCGGTAAGAGGGCTCGCCGTAATTGTCGGTTTCGACCGATACCGCGCCGGGGTCGATCCGGTGCAGTTCGAGGGGCTGACCCATGCCGTTGCGCACCACCTGCGCAAAACCTGCACCAGACAGCAGCGCATCGCGGGTCAGGTGTTCGCGCAGTTCCTCGGCGCTGGTCCAAGGGTTCGCCTCGCCGTGGATCAGTTCATAGGCGGCATGATCCTTCTGCGCCTCGCGGGTGTCGCGGTCATGCAGCTTGAACGGCAGATTTCCGCAGGCTTCCGCAATAAGCCCGACGGCAGCAGCAACGGCAGGAACGCGCAGGGCGGTTGCGCTGGTGACGGTAACGCCAGACCGGACAGGCATATCCGCAAACAGGCCGCGCGCCTCGGGGCTGGTCAGGGTGAAGGCTTTTTGTTCGGTGACGCCTTGCCCGAACAACCGGGCAAGGCGCTTGGTAATACTCGGCAACGTGACACTCGCAAACTTGATACGTTATAACGTATCATAACTTTTAGTTATTGCAAGTGCACCATTATCTCATTTCAAGTTATAGTCCGGTAATGCGTCGATCACGCGGGCCTTGGCGATCAGGGAAACGTCGCCATAGTCATCGGCTGCGGTGCGGCTGGCATGGCCTTGGATGCCGTCCACCACCCGGCTATCCGCCCCAAGGTCGCGGGCTTGCGTTTTGAAGCGATGCCGCCACGCATGGGAAGGCTGGACGCCTGCCGGGACAAGGTGAAGCTCTTGCAACCATTGCGACACGCGCCCGGCCGTTGCGCGCGCGGATGCCAGATAGCGGGCAGGGGTCTTGCCTGCATGAAACAGCGGGCCGGGCTGGGCTGCCTCCATAAAGTCCATGAAGCCCAAGGCGATCACCTGCCGGTGCAGGGGCACATCGCGGTAAACGCCCGTCTTGACGCTGCCGGCCTCGGGCGTGATGCGGATAATCCAACGGTCGCCTTCCTTCCGCACGTCCTCTTTCCGTAGCTGCGTCATTTCAGCGACGCGGGCACCCGTGAAGGCGCAGAGGATCGGCACCCATCGCTTGGCAGCGGTGATATGGGCGCTTTCACGATGGGCCGGGTTGTCTGTCTGTTTCGGCTGATAGCTGGTCGATGCTTTCAGGACCGCGATAGCCTCTGCATCGGTATAACCTGCCTCGCGGGTGCGCCGCTTCTTCGCGACCTCCTGCTTGACCGCCTCGGCCTCGTTGGTCGGCAGGCGGTCGTTCTCATGCGCCCATCGCAGCATGGCGCGGACGCTGGCGAGATACTTGTCGGCAATGGTCTTGGTCGATTTCTTCTCGGCAATTAGCTTGTCGCGCCAGTCCAGCAGGTTCCGCTTGGTGATCCGCCGGGCGTCGGAATACCCAAGAAACTTGATCAGGTGCAGGATAGCGGTTTCCCATGCCTTCGCGCCGTCCTTGTGCTTTCCAAGAGCCTGCCGGCTGGCGATGTAGTCCTTGAATAGCTTCTTGATCGGAACAGGCTCTAGCGCCTCTGGCGCGGTCGCTGGTGTCTTTACAACCGGATCGACAGGCTTCCCGCCATAGTCGCCACGGTCGCGCTCTAGGGTGCGCTGTAGCGCTTCTATCTCGGCGCGCATCAAGCGCTTTGCCAAGGTGGCGCGTTCCGCCGATCCCTCGGGCGCGGTCAGGCTATGGCGATCAAGGTAAGCGTCTATCTCATGCTCAACCAGATGCGTCCGATTCTCGGTCAGGTCGGCGCGTAGGGCGTCCAGCTTGGCCTGCCGGGCGCTCTGGTCGAATGCCTGGGCATCCTTCATCACCAGCAGGTCAAGCGAGGCGTCCAGCACCGCCAGAGGGTCAGCAAGCGCGATCTGACCTGCCTGCGCCCTCTGCATCAGCCTGTCTTGTTCTGCCTCGATAGCATCCACGCTCGGCAGGCGATCCCGTTTCACTTCGTCCTCGGCCAGCATTGCCTGATACCGTTTCCAGACCGCGCTGCCATAATCTGCCGTGGTGATGGGTGTGCGCAGGTCGTTCAGCCGGTCGCCCGCCGCCTTTGCCTCTGCCGCCGCGATCTGGCGCTGTAGGGTCGCAACGGCAGCGGGCAGCGCCTTCATGGCAGCGCGACGTTCACCGCCTAGCGCCGTGACCAGTTCCGATTTGCCGAGGATGGGGCGAAGATGCGCCGGGACCGAAACGCGGGCATAGAATCGCCCGCCCTTGATCTTCAAATTCTTCACCTGCCCAGCCAT